ATATATGAGCACTAAAGTATGGGATAAGCCTAGACCTATAAACCTTGGTAAACCTAAAACAAATAAAAATAAAAAGAATTATGCATCAGTGAAAGCACAGGCTGATAAAAAATTCGGTACTGGTACCTCGTTAGTAAAAAACATGTGGATTTCCAAAAAATTATCGTAAGAATTTTCTTCCCGTAGAAAGTTATTTTTGCCTACTTATACTATTCCGTACAAACCAAGGAAACATCAAGCACAGTTACATCGTAAATTAAAGCGCTTTAACGTCATTCCTGCTCATAGAAGATTTGGGAAAAGTTACTTTTGTTTAGCAGAGACATTAAAGAAGTGTTTTGAGTGCCAGCTTCCAAACCCTCGGTATTATATAATATCGGCTACGTATTCTCAGGTAAAAAAAATACATTGGGATACGCTAAAATTTTTAACAAAAAATATTAAGGGGACCACGTATCACGAGACAGAACTTCGTTGTGATATGGTAGGGGGAAGAAGAATACAACTATTAGGGGCCGACGGAAATAGCGTTGACTCTATTCGTGGAATTTTCGCGGACGGTGTTATTCTTGATGAGTGTCAGTTACTTCATAAAGATTTATTAAATAAGGTCTTACGGCCAGCTTTAGTCGATAGACACCAGATGGATAAAAAATCTGGCTGGTTAATTGCAATTGGGACTCCCTCTGGGCATAATTTTTTCTATCAATTGTATATGAATAATAAAGGCCATAAAGATTGGTTTGTTAAAAAGTACACCGTAGAAGATACAAAAATAATACCAAAAGACGAGTTGGATAATCTAAAAAATATGATGTCCCCTGAAGAATATGCTACCGAGTTTATGGTAGATTTTGACGCTGGAGTCGTTGGCGGTATTTACACAAAATCAATGCAGATGGTGGAAAATGAAAATAGAATTACTAATGTTCCTCACATCGCAGAGTTACCCGTTACAACATTTTCCGATATTGGATTTCGTGATGCTTTTAGCATTGTTTTTATTCAGAAGGTAGGTTCGGCTATACATGTTATTGATCATTTAGAAGGGTCAGGAGAAAGTTTAGAATACTACGCTAATAAACTAAAAGAACTCCCCTATACTTATGATAATCACTTCGCTGGGCATGACATAGTGGTTACTGAGTTGGGGTCAGGAAAAAGCAGGCAGGAGATAGCATCTAATTTAGGATGGTTTATACAACCTGTTCCCAAACTTAAAATAGAGGATGGCATAAACTCTTTACGAATGTCTTTAAAACGATGTTATTTTAATAAAGATAAAACAGACTACCTCATTAATTGTTTAAAACAATACCGATGGAAGAAAAACCAACTAGGAGAGCAAACGTCAACACCTCATCACGGACCTGAAAGTAATTCATGTGATGCTATGAGATATATGAGTATAGGATTGAACGAGTCAAGCGACTGGTCCAGTAAACTTAATTACGGGCCTTCTGGGATAATCTAGAAACCTTTTTTTCTAAAAAGGCAATACGTTTATCTTTTTCGACAATTTGTTCTTTAAGATTTAGACCCCAAGCCAACTGGTTATTCACGGGCCTACGGCCATTAAAATAATTACCGACGGCTGTTCGGGTAATACCGACTTCCTTCGCCAGCTTCCCTTGGGATATACCAAGAAATTTTAGTAATTTTCTAAATTGAAATTTAGTCATATAACACTGTTACACTACAACAATATAATAATCAATGAAATTAAGCAAAAAAAAAGAACAAGAACTAAAAGGCACTATTACACGCGAAACTACTGATGCATTAGGCTATCAAAACGGTAAACTAGTCCAAGAACGTTCCCTAGCCTTAGATTATTACAATTCTGAGCCATTTGGTAATGAAGTAGAAGGCAGATCACAAGTTATAAGTAGTGATGTATTAGAAGCCGTAGAAAGCGTGCTTCCAAGTTTATTACGTATCTTTACCGCAGGAGACGATATTGTTAAATTTGAACCTGTAGGTCCTGAAGATGAAGAAGCATCCAAGCAAGCCACCGAATACATAAACCACATAATATTTAAAGAAAATGACGGCTGGAAAATATTTTATACGTGGTTCAAAGATGCGTTAATCCAAAAAAATGGGTTTATAAAGCATTATTATAAATACGAGGATGAATTCCTCAAAGAGTCTTATAAAGGCCTTACAGAGATAGAATATCAGGCTTTATTAATAGATGATGCTGTTGAAGTAGTTGACGTTGAAGAAGTCATTGAAGAAAAAATGGTGATGACTGAACAAGGCGAAATGGCAGACACCCAAACTGTCTTTAACGTTGATGTTAAACGTAAATCATCATCAGGTAAAATTTGCATTGAAAACGTTCCTCCCGAAGAAATGCTTTTATCAAAAAGATGTAAGAATATTGCAGACGCACCTTTTGTAGCGCACCGTATTAAAAAAACGGTATCTGATTTAATTGGTGAAGGTTACGATAGAAAAAAAATAGAAGATATACCGTCTTATGCTAATTCAACATGGAATGAAGAAACATTAAGCCGTAATCTTTTTGATGAAGAAAGTTACATGGATGAAAACGCAGACCCATCCATGCGTGAAATATTATATACTGAATGTTATTTGCGCACCGACATTGACAATGATGGTGTTGCTGAATTAATAAAAGTTTGTACTGTAGGAGACACTAACGAAATATTAGATGTCGAAGAAATATCGTATATTCCGTTTTCAACAATAACACCGATCATCAACCCTCACCGTTTATTTGGTATGAGTGTTGCAGACCTTGTTATGGATTTACAGCAAATAAAAAGTGTACTTCTACGTCAGTTACTTGACAACGCTTTTCTAATGAACAACTCACGCGTATTGGCTGTTGACTCACAAGTAAATCTTGATGACTTACTACAATCGCGCGCAGGCAACATTGTAAGAGTTAAATCACCTAATGCTGTTGTTCCATTACAAGCACAAAACTTTATGCAAGAAGGTTTGGCAATGATGGAGAAAGTTGATCAAATAAAAGAACAACGTTCAGGCATTAGCAGGATGCAACAAGGCTTGGACCCTAACACAATTCAGAAATCACATACTACGGCAACTGGTGTTAGAGAAGCAATGCAAAGCGCAGGCCAAAGAATTGAAACGATTGCTAGAGTGTTTGCAGAAACAGGTATTAAAGATTTGATGAATTGTTTGTTAAAATTAACAACACAATATCAAGATTATAAAAAAGTAATAAAGATTAGAAACAATTACGTTCCAATAGACCCAAGAGAGTGGAAAAATAAATTTAATTTAACAATAAACGTGGGGTTAGGAACGGGAAGCCATGAGCAACGGCTTCAAATATTAGGTCAGATTTTAGGCATCCAAGAAAAAATAATGATGTCAGGTAGTAAATTAGCAAATGAACAAAACATCTACAATACGTTAGAGCGCATGGTTCATAATGCTGGGTTTAAGTCACCACAGGAATTTTTTACAAATCCCGAAACACTTCCTCCTGAACAGCCTAAAGACCCAATGCAAGAAAACCCGTTGCTTATTGCTACACAACAACAAATACAAGCTGACAGAGAAAAGAACATTGCTGAATTGCAATTGAAAAAAGAAAAGATGGAAGCTGAACTTGAATTAAAAAAACAAGAACAAGTAGCCGAGTTAGAATTAAAAAAACAAGAAATGATAGCAGAGTTACAAATGGAAAGAGAAAAGATGAATAGAAAAGCACAAATGGGAACTTTATAATGGTACAGTTTACACCTTTTGGCGAGTCATCTTTATTCTCTACTATTGCCAGTGGAGGTGGTACACCTTTAGGTGCAGTCCCTATGACTTTTGCAACAGCAACTCCTTTTAAATTTGATACAGACCCAATGACTCCTGAACCAGAAACACCTGAAAGTGATTTTGACATGGGAGTATTTTGTTCAATGCCAGCTAATGCTAATCATCCAATGTGTGTAAATCAAAATAATACTTCTGATGATGAGGAAAGAAGAATTAAAATAGAAGGTACAGACAGATTTACTACAATGGATAATTTTATACCTACTGATGAAGAAGTAGCAAATATGACTAACAAAGAATATTTAGCAAACTTACAACAAAGAGGATGGTTAAAAAATTCTATGTTAGGTGTTTTGCCAAGTAAAGGTTCAACATACGATTTAAAATCTGGTCAAATGTTTAGTCCTTATTTAACTTTAGCATTTGGTAAAGGACAAGAAGCTAGACGACAAAAATTAATACAAGAATTACAAAATAGAGGTTTACTTGATGCTATGCAAACAGGTGGCGATATTAAAATTAATTTAAATAATGCAAATAGAGGTAGGTCTAAATCAGGTTTATTGATGATAGATGAAATAGCAAAATTTGGAGTTAAAAATCCTGAATTTGATCAAAGATTGTATGATGATAATAATACTGAAAAACGAGTTAATCGTTACAAAGATACTAAAGGTACAAGAGTTTCAGAAGCATATTTAAACTCAAATACTAATAAAAAAGAATTCGACAAATTAAATAAAAAATTAGACAAAGGTCAAATAAATGTTGGTCAATTTGTAAACGAATACAGAAAAAAAACAGGATATACGTCACCAGCACAAGTAAGTAAAAGAGAAGATACATACGCACAACCGCAAGGTAAAAAAGGTACTTACTCTTACAGGGCAAAAGGTAGATGACCCCAGAACAAGAAATACAACGATCAAATGACGCTAAAGCAATTATAGAAAATCCGCTTTATCAAGAGTCATACACAGAATTACGAAAAGAGTTAATCAATGAATTATTAGATACTCCCCTTCGTGATACGGAAGCAAGAGAAAAAATTTACATGATGGTAAAGATGCTTGACTCCGTACAAACCCGAATACAATCCATTATGGAAACGGGAACAATACTTAAAGAATAGGTAAAATATGGCTGACAATCCTACACAGGAAACAGCGGTTACTGACGACGCTACGGTTCAAGAACCAGTAGCAAAAACAAACTTATTAGGTGAATTCGAGAACTTTATAACCGCAGAGAACGAAGCACCAACACAATCGGCTGAACAGGACGCGAAAGCACAACCAGACGCAACCGAAAGTGAACCAACTCCCGACGATTTGGAATTAGAGGAAATTGACGACAACTCCCCAGCAGAAGCTAATGAGGAACTTTATTCAGTCAAAGTAAATGGCTTAGAAGAAAAAGTTAACCTTAACGAACTTCTTGCAGGATATAGTAGGCAAAAAGATTACTCGACTAAAACACATCAGTTAGCAGAAGAACGTAGAGGTTTAGAAACCGAACGAACTAAAACGCAAGCTGAAATGGAAGCGGTCAAAAAAGAACGCGATGACTACGCAGTAAAACTAAAATCTTTTATTAAACAAGACACAGAAGAAAAGATTGATTGGGACCAATTGTATAAAAACGACCCGATTGAATACGTTCGACAAAAAGCTGAGTCTGATAAAAAGAAAGAAGTACGTCAACAAGCGGAAGCAGAACTAAAGCAAATAGAAGCAAAACAAAAAGCAGAGACAGAAGATAAATACAAACAGTATGTTACTTCCCAGTCCGCTTTGTTACAGGAAAAAGTACCTGAGTATGCTGACCCCGTAAAAGGTGATAAGCTAAAATTAGGTGTAAAGAATTACTTAAATGATATTGGATTTAGTGATCAAGAATTGAGCATGTTAACCGATCATCGTACCGTTATGGTAGCGATAGAAGGTATGAAATATAATCAATTAAAGAAAGCTAAGTTAGATGGAAAAAAAGTAAACAAGGTTCCTAAAGTTTCTAAAGCTGGTGTTCCTACTTCTAAAGAAGATGTTAATTACGAAAATCGTCGCACAAGTTTTAAACGTGCTAAATCTGGCAAGTCAGAGGACATGCTAGATGCGTTTATGAACGTAATCAACTAACTATAGGAGATAATGTATGGCACAGCCAACAAACACATTTGATTCATATGACAGTGTAGGAAATAGAGAAGATTTATCAAATCTAATTTCTATGGTAGCGGTAACTGAAACACCGTTCCTATCTTCGTTAAAGACTCAAAATATTAATTCCACATACCATGAATGGCAGACACTAGCTTTAAGTAGTGTTGCTGATAACAAAGTAATAGAGGGTGACGAAGCAACTCTAGACGCTTCTCTAACTACCGCTAGAGTAGGTAACTACACGCAGATTTCTGATAAAACTGTTGTAGTATCAAATACTTTAGATGCGGTTAACAG